GTTCTAAGAAAGTTAGAGTTTGGGTCAAACCCAAATCGTCTAAAGAACCAGAAGAACTTGGTGTTTTTAAGGATATGAAAACGGCTGAAAAATCAGCTAGTCAATTTGTTAAACTTATGGGTGAAGATGTAACTGAAGGAATGGATTTTCTTCAAAGAGTTATCACTCATACAAAAACAAAGGATATCCTTAAAGAGATCAATTGGTTGGGTGAAGTAAAAGAATTTCCACAATCAGTAATAGATGTGATAGCAAAACAGACTGATAACAATGATCATAATGGTTCAGTTAGAATGTTAGCTAGAGCACTTGGTCTTAAAAAAGAAGAAAAAATTATGGATAGTATAGTACAAATTCATAAACTTGAAAGGAGTATGTCTACAAATCTTATAGCATATAGGACAGAAATAATGAATAGACTATTAAAAGTGGCCGATAGAGTGTATAGTAACGCTAAAGATATTCATGCAGCGTTTTAACGAGGAACAAACAAATGAAATTAATATCAGAACAATGGGATGACAATATAGAATATATTGTAGAATCAGATCCTAAAACAGGCAAGAAAAGTGTTTTCATTGAAGGTATTATGTTACAGACTGAAGTAAAAAACAAAAATGGTCGCATATATCCAAAAGATATAATGAAAAAAGAAGTAGCACGATATACTAAAGAGTTTATCGACCAAAAAAGAGCCTATGGAGAATTAGGGCATCCAGAAGGGCCAACAATTAATTTAGAAAGAACATCTCATTTAATTACACAATTAAAAGAGGACGGCAATAATTATGTCGGAAAAGCAAAGATTTTATCTACTCCTATGGGAGAAATTGTCAAGAGTTTACTAGCAGATGGTGCTAGACTTGGCGTTTCAAGTAGGGGTATGGGTTCACTAAAACAGAGTAGTCGCGAAGGCGGAACTCAATTAGTGCAATCAGATTTTCAGTTAGCTACGGCTGCTGATATCGTAGCAGATCCATCTGCTCCTGACGCGTTCGTAAACGGCGTAATGGAAGGAGTTGAATGGGTTTGGGATAATGGAGTGATCAAAGCACAGAAAATTGAACAATATAAACATTCAATTAGACGAGCTAGGACACATAAACTTCAAGAAACGAAATTAAAAGTATTTAGATCGTTTCTTGAAAACTTATAATGTATAAATAATCAGTAATATTAGAATTAATATTAATTATTTTTATAGGGAGACAATCTAATGTCAACATTAGAAAATACTATTGAGAAAGTGATCTCGGAAGGCGTATCAGGTGAGACTAAGGAAATTCAACATGAAGTTCCTGGTAAAGGCGGTGCCGCTCCAGCAGCGAAATCGAAAACTGATCCTGATGCTGAAAAACATGCTTCAGCGGCCGCAGCAAAAGCTGGCAGTGCAACTAAACCTGCACCAAAAACTAATGCAGCTGCAAAGCAAGATCCTATCGAGGAACCTTCAGATGGCGTAACAAAAGTAGATAAGACAACTATTCCTAATTATGAAGAATTGGAAGATGATTCCGATACTCCACCATTAGAAGAAATGTCTAAAGCTGACTTGTTAAAAGCCGCTGTAGTATCCATGAAAGAAATGGATGCTAAAACACTTAGAGCTACATATGCTAGCTTAAGTGAAGATGACGAAGATGATGGCGACGAAGAAGAAACTTCAGAGTCACTAAGTCGAAATGCCTTAATTCGTAAGGTAGTAGAGTCTCTTAAAGATAAATCTGTTAAAGAAGTTCAATCTTTTATTGAATCTCTAGACCCAGCAGTTGGGGATCCTGCAAAGGATGCAACTGAAGGTGATCGAGATGAAGATAAAGGTACTTCTTCAACAACTCAGAAATCGACAACTCCTGTTGAGTCTAAAAAACAAAAAGACGAAATGGAAGATGAAGAAGAAGAAGTGAAAAAAGAGTCTTATGAAATCGACATGACTGATGACATAGAAGCTTTAGTCGCTGACGAAGATTTATCCGAAGAATTCAAAACAAAAGCTAGAACAATTTTTGAAGCAGCAGTTGCAACAAAAGTTAAGGAAAGGATTACAGAAGTAGAAGCACAGTCTCAAAAAGATACTGATGCTGCTGTTGAAGAAATCAAAGAAGATTTGACTGAAAAAGTTGATAATTATCTTAACTATGTCGCAGAAGACTGGGTTAAAGAAAACGAATTAGCTATTGAGCGAGGATTAAAATCCGAACTCACAGAAGATTTCATAAACGGTTTGAAAAAACTGTTTGAGGAACATTACGTTGAAGTTCCAGAAGACAAGTTTGATGTAGTTGAAGAACTCGCAGGCAGACTTGACGATACTGAAGATAAATTGAATGAAGAAGTAGCACAAAATATTTCTTTATCTCAAGATATCGAAGAGCTCAAACGTGAAAAAATTATTAGCGAAGTCTCAGAAGACCTAGCTGATAGTGAGCAAGAGCGGTTGAAAGAACTTACTGAAGATGTAGACTATGAAGATGCAGAAAAATTCCAAGAGAAAGTTTCTACATTGAAAGAAGCCTACTTCAAAACTGGAAAGTTTGAAGCTGTCTCTGACGATACCACTGTGGCTTCCAGCGATACGGATCCATTGAGTACTGATGAAGTACAAAATGCGAATCCAAGTATGACTGGTTATACTGCCGCAATAAGTAAATTTGCTAAGTTAGATGATTAATTTAGCAACAATGAGGGGGATATAAACAATGTTTATGTCAGAATCACTTCAAGAGAAGTGGCAACCAGTTCTAGAGCATCCTGATCTTCCAAAGATCGAAGATAACTACAAAAGAGCTGTTACCGCTGTTATTCTTGAAAACCAAGAACGAGCAATGGCTGAAGATAGAGGTGCTTTAACAGAAGCACTTGGAGCCGGTACTGGTACTGTTGCAGGAGCACCTGGTGGTGCAACCGCTACAGCTGCTAACTGGGATCCAATTCTTATTTCACTAGTTCGTAGGGCAATGCCTAACTTGGTAGCTTATGATATTTGTGGTGTGCAACCAATGACAGGACCTACAGGCCTTATCTTCGCAATGAAGGCAAGATATGTAGATACTACAACTGCAGTAGGCAGAACAGAAGCGTTATTTAACGAAGCTGATACTGACTACTCTGCAGCTGGTACACACGCAGGAACAGACCCATTTGCGTCTGCCTCTGCTAACACTGCAATTCAAACAGGCTATACAACAGGTACAGGCGACACTACGGCAGCTGCTGAAATTGATGCGTCTATCGCAGAAATGTCATTCTCAATCGAAAAAGCTACAGTTACCGCAAAGAGCAGAGCGCTAAAAGCTGAGTACACTATAGAACTCGCACAAGACCTTAAAGCAATTCATGGCCTTGACGCAGAAACAGAACTAGCAAACATTCTTTCTGGAGAAATCCTAGCGGAAATCAACAGAGAAGTTGTTAGAAATGTTAATGATCAAGCCAAGATTGAAGGTGTTGCATCAGAAAGTAACTTAACTGGTACTTCTGTCAACGGTCAATTCGATCTAGATGTTGATTCATCTGGTCGTTGGTCAGTTGAGAAATTTAAAGGTTTAATGTATCACATTGAAAGAAATGCTAATGTTATAGCAAGACAAACTCGTAGGGGTAAAGGAAACTTTATTCTTTGTTCGTCTGATGTAGCATCTGCACTTGCAATGGCCGGTGTATTAGATTACGCTCCAGCTTTGTCAACCAACTTAAATGTTGATGACACTGGAAACACTTTTGCTGGTGTCCTTAATGGATCCGTCAAAGTGTATATCGACCCATACTACGCTAGTGCGACTCAACGTCCCACAGGTGTAAGTGCAGGTGAAGGGTATGTAACAGTTGGATATAGAGGATCAAATCCGTTTGATGCTGGACTATTCTATTGCCCATACGTTCCACTGCAGATGGTTCGTGCGGTAGGTGAGAACACATTCCAACCTAAAATTGGATTTAAAACTCGTTACGGAATCGTAAGTAATCCATTTGTAGGAGCTACTCCAGCCTCAGGGTTGGCAGCAACTTCAACAAACAGTTACTACAGAAGTTTCGAAGTTCTTAACTTACTCTAAATCATATTTTTGGTTTCAAAAGAGCCTCGTAAGGGGCTCTTTTTTTTGTTATAAATATAAGTGTCAATAATGACATAACACACATACACACAGGAGGCTATCATGTCTACATATGGTACAAAATCAGGGTTCGAAATCAGAGCCGATTTACTTTCACAAGCTCAAGGTCTACTTGAAATGAATGCACAACGAGAAATTGATGCATGTTATTTCGCTATAGATCAAGCAAGTGACGAAGCTTCTTTAATTTCTTTACCGGTAATTGAAATTACTCCAGAAGAAATTATTGAAACTGCTAGACAGTTTAATACTTTTATAAACGAAAAGTAAATATTAATAAATAGTAGTATGAGTAGAAAAGATACTAGAGACTACGTTGAATCAGAAATACCACCCGAGAAACATAAATATCTCGGTTGGTTCTGGGATATTTCAACTAAAAAATTCTACAGGTGGAATGATTTTCCTGGTAGAAAATATGGAATAATAAATGGCAACAGCTGATTGGCAAACAACTCTCCCTACAAATTTAAATTATCTGAGTCCAGTTAATTTTGATTTGGTAATAAACAAATTACCTAATACTAGATATTTTTGTGTTGGGGCAACTTTGCCTAATATTAATTTTAGTGAAGCTGCATTAGATACAAAATTAGCAATTTCATCTTATGTAGTTGGTGATAAAATTACTTTTGATCCCTTAAATGTACGATTTATTGTAGATGAAGATATGACAAATTATAAAGAAATATTTAATTGGATAATGTCTTTGGGACCTGGGATAGATACTGAAGATTTTGTAGATTTAACAGGGATGACAAAAGCAGAAACAGGCTG